TCTTTTGTTTTTCTTATCTTTAATGCTACATTTTCTTTTGCTTTTAGTAGTTTTTGTCTTTCTTTAGTATCTTTAATATCTGACATATCGTATGTTCTTATTTCTCTTACATTTGACAACACTGTATCTTTAGTTAATCCTTTTACAAGACTAATATAATGCCACCAATGTAATTCTTCCTTTGATAGATCTAATTTATAATCACTCATAAAACTAGCAAGGATATAAGATTCATCTTGTAAAAAATCTAAATCTTTTTCAATTTCTGTTTGTTCCTCTATTGTTTTCCCACATTGCAAATATAATCTTGTTTTTTCTAAAAATAAATCTAAATCTTTATCTGGTATAAATCCAAATAATAAGAATATTATTGCTATTGTTCTTTCTTCTCCTGTTATATCTGGATCATCTACTATTTCTAAACATTTCAATGCTACTCTATGACTTGTATTTATTTTATAATCTTTATCTTTTATTCTTGCATATTCAGGATACATATTAAATCACTTTATCCTTTTCGGTTGAGTATTTTTTAACGATCCTATTTTTCATATCTTCAAATGATATCTGCATTTTATTTAAGTGTGGTTCTAATTGTTCTATTAAATCATCGTACATTTCTATATAATTCCTATCTCCAAATATCTTTTGACAAGCACCCTTTCCTAGAAATATATCCATTGCAACCCTCATTTTTATAAATGTATCTTGCCATAGTTTTAATATTTCTTCTTCGTTTCTAGTCATATACTTACCCTTGACTTTTTCTTTATTATTGATAGCAATTTCGCCCATTTTAGCCCCTTGCTTGATTTTATCTATTTCATCTAATGCTTTCGCACATTTAAAAGATAAGCCTATATCTGCAAGATCAAACTCTATTGTTTCTTTTTCATCGTTTACTTCTATAACATATATATCTTTTTTTTCTACTCTTAATTTTTCCATCTTTCTTTCTCCTATCTATAATAAAGAAAAGGTTAAGGATTAACTTAACCCTATTTTATAATGATGAACTATCTGCTGTGAACACTGGAACTCCATTTGTAATTACTACAGTTCCTTCTGTGCCATCTCCATTATAATCGATTGTATATTCTATTTTTGGTGTTTCGCCTGTTGCATAACTTGTTATTGATACTACACATTCATGTAATGTTGCTTGATAATCTGATCCATCTACATCGTATTTATCAATATCAAGTATATTTGTAACTGCATCATCGCCTGTTGCTTCTGATCTTCTTAATGCATTTACGAAATCATATACATCATCGCCAAAATAACATGTTTGTGAAACATCTGCATTTATTGAATAACTATCTAGTGTAGTTGTTGCTACATCATTAATTATCCATTTTTCAGTTGTTTTATTAGCACTATATGATTGACCAAAATCAACTATTCCTGTTCCTATTGCTTTCCAAGAATATGTTGTGCTTGGTGTTATATCAAGAAAATGTGCTATTTCTGTTCTTTTTACTTGTGTACTAGCCATATTTATTCCTCCTTTATAAACTTAATTATTCATCTTCATATTCTTTCGAATATTCCAACCTACATTGTATTCGATATATTGCCTCATCTGTTTGAGTTGAGAATATATATCCATTTGTCAATGCTTCTATTTTTATTGCTGTGCTTCCTGTATCTAATATAGGGAACACATTTTGTTTACTATTAACTTCTAACCACTTTCTGAAGTTTTCATAAAACTTTGAATTATCTATATTGTTTTGTATTTCTTCATTCCAATGGAACTTACTATCAAATGTGAATAAGAATTCTTTTGTTTCGTTTCCTAATATATCGGTTGTAATGATAGGATTATATCCTACACCTTCGTTTAATGAATATGCTTTTACTTTATCTATTAAATACTCAACATTAACTGCTGTATATTGATCTAGATAAGTACATGTTGCTATATATGTTCTAACTGCTTCTATCATATTACATCTCCTTTTGTGCATGGCTTACAATTTCTTGTAAGTGGTCTGCTTTCATTCTACCAAACCAATTAGCACCTCTCATTGCTCCATTATGATAATTTAAAGGTTTACCTGTACTTGATATTCCTGTGTCTTGATAATGTGCATATGGAACTCCCCATACCAATAGTCCACTTCCAATTTTCGAATGCTTTGATACACTTCCGATTAATTCTCCGCTTAACATTGGTGTATATGGATCACAGTATCCTATGCAGTCGCTATCAATTACTTTTTGAACTCTACCGTTTTCTAGTAAACCTCTTTTACCTAATATTTCACTGATATTATCTATTTCTAGTTCAGTAAAACCTGATTTTATTATCATTTATTGTCCGCTTACCGCATAATGCTTCATAGCCTCGCTAGAGTAGTCCTTATGCTCTATCTTAGCCACTTTCATACATTCTGGGTAATCTTCTTTGAGTTTAGCTAAAGTCGTTACAGCACCCGTTATTATGCCCTTTACGATGTAGTCATCATTTTGTAATGTCCACTCGGTACTAACCGTAGTTAATGCTTGGTATAATGCTGGTGTTGTATATCCTTCTTCACTCATTAGGATTCTAACATTTACTCCATCACTAGTTTTGATTTGAGTATCTCCAATTGTTATGCCTAGTTTAGAACTCCAGAAACCTTTGATATTTTGTACATTGTATTCTTCAAGTTTAGTAGTAGTATTAAATTTCTTATTTACTATACTAATATCTTGTGTAAACACAGTTAATACTCCTATTCAAAAGTCCTGTCATTCCTAGATACATAAATAATTCTTTTTTAACTTTTTTATCGGTTTCTTTGCTTACTGTTTCTTGATTTCCGAAACTTTTACTATAATCTCCAATTTTTTCACTTGTTACAGATCCATTACTTGTATTATCAGCATAGGTTTCTTCATCGTATAAGATGTCGGCTATTGAGCAAGTAGCCATCTTCACATCTGTTGTGTAATCTGTGTCGTTATAATCTGTATAATCTTTACCCATTAAGACATTTTTAATAACATAACTTGCTCTCAAACCAAACTTATCAAAACTTGTAGAGGGTATTTTAGTACCTTTATAAGTACCTGTATAATATGTATAATCTACATAACTTGTCATTTTACTCCCTCACTTTCTACTTATAAACTTGATGCTACTTTATAAACTGCAACTTTATCTGCATTTGTAACTCTAAAACCTGTGTTGATTTCATTTTGTGCATATACACCTGTGAAATCTGGTTGTGCATTTACTAATCCCATCATGTTTAAGTTATCATTCATGTGGAATGTTGTATAATCGTACATTATAAATTCTGCTCCTGCTAATGAAACTGTTTGTAAGTCCCCAGCATGATCATAATATTTTGCTGATCCTTCTAATGCATCACATTCATACCAAGTCATGTTTAAGTAGTTACCTACTTGTCCACTTGATACAATTCTTTCATTTGTACTTGGAGTATATTTGTCCCCTGCTATTTCTAACATTAAACCAAATGTATCAACATTTGCTAATACTACTCCTGGTTTAGCATGTAATTTTCTTAATGTTTTTCTAGTTGCTACTATTTTATTGTTGATATTAGTTGTTAATAATTCAACATCTGATACTTCTGTTCCTTCATTTATTAAACAAGCCAATGCTGATGCTTGACGATCTCTTGCATTTTCTTTAATTGCTAATGATAGATTTTCTTCTGCTTTTGCATAAGAACAAGAATTAACTGTTACTTTATAAATCTTTTTAGATTTTCTATAACCGTTATTTAATCTTAAATCTATTAATGTATTAGCAGTATCTGCATGGCTGAAATCTCCTGCTGATGCTCCTGGATCTGCTTGTGCTGTCATTGTTTCTTTATAAATATGTACTAACCCTGAAGTAACTTCTCCATCTGCTATTCTGCTGTTGTAAGTTAATCCTGGGAATAATACTGTATCTTCGAACAAATTAGGCTCTAATATGGCACTATATTGCTCATCTACATAATCGTTATTATATTGCATAATTCTTTTCCTTCTTTCTTTCTTTCTATTTTAATTATTTCTTTTTATAATAGGCACTTTTACCATATTTATCATCTAAATATGACTCTTTGTCACTCTTTGGAGTAACTGATGTTTGTTTATAGCCCGTAGTTGTTGTTTTAGTAGTTTCTTTAGATAAGAATTTCGGATTTGCTTCTAAATATGTATTTAAATTATCATCGAATTCTCCTTCTAATTTTCCCACTTTGTATAACACATAGTCAGCATCTTCTTCGGTCAAACCTCTTTTTAATATCTTGTTTTCCCTTTCTAATAATGTTGATTTTGTTTTTAAACCTTCATGTTCTTTTCTTTGTTGATCTTGTTTTTCGGCTTCAGTCTTTTGACTATCTTCAAAATCTTTTAATTTTTGCATTCTTTCTTTAGATGGAAGTTTTGAAGCGATTGCTTTATTTATACCATCTTGATATTCTGTTGGTGTATAAGTCTTTTCAACTTGTTCCCCCTCTTTTGTGTCTTTTGCAACATCTGGTTGAGTACCTTTTGTTCCTGCTCCTTCATTGACTATATCTTCTTTTTTAGTTTCTAGATCTTTGTCAATTTCTTCATTTTTCTTTGTCATTTCTATTTCTCCTTCCCGTTTTTAGTCCGTCGACTTTATCCTATTTCTTTAATGTTGTAATATTCAACATATTTATAATAAAGCATTACTGCTTAATTACCATTATAAATTAGTATGTTCTATCCAATCTCCACCAATAGCACCTTTGATATTGTTTGTTGATCTTTGTCTAT